CCACGCCTTCAGTAGCGGAGCAGGAAGGACATCTGATGGAAATGGAAGCCACGCAAGCACCTTAAAATCACCATCATACACTAAATCAGTAAGTTGGCAGCATTACCAAAGGCCGCATTAATATGTTTTTCTGTCAGCGCCGCGCCTTCACCGCTGGCGGTGAGCCACGCCTGGTTAAGCGTATGTGTCAGAACGCGTAACGCTCCCGGCTTTTCAGCGATAGCCTGCATGACAGCCAGCTCGGCCTCACCACTGATACCCCATGCCCTGGCAATGGCCAGCACATCCGCCTTTTTGGCCTTGCGAAGTTGTTTTGTACGGGCAAGACGGCTGAACAGGCGCGATAAATCATCAAAGGCGCGGCGTCCACCTTTAAACAATCCGCGCGGGTTACCAATAAGCACCATCCCGATCCCCGTGGCGTCCTGAATTGCCCGGAGTTGCTCCAGACCGTCAATACCAAGATGATCCGCCTCATCCACAATCACCAGTCCACGCGTTCCCATCAGGCGACGGCGGATGGCGCGGGATAATGCCCCTTTGTTCGCGCGGGTGTAATCAATCCCCAGCGCATCGGCCAGCTCCAGCAGACACTCCGTGACGCTGGAGTGCGCGGGTGACAGGGTGATCATCCAGGTGTTTGGTTGCTCCTGGCAGTAATTACGGGCAGTGGCCGTTTTACCCACACCCGGTACGCCCACAATAACGTTAATACAGCCCATCAGGCGAACCGCCTGAAACAGTGCGCGCAGCTCCTGGACTGTCTGAGTTTCCACAAACTGCGGCGGTTCCGGCAGTGCGCTTTGTTTATTCCAGTTCTCATACCAGGAGCGCAGGGAAGCAGCCACAGCGGCGTTATCGCCTTTATATTTCCCCTTGCGGAAAGCCGATAATGTGCCGTCGGAAATTCCCGCCTCTCTGGCGATGGCATACTGCGTCAGCACGCCGCCATCAATAAGTTCATCAATGGTCTTGATTACATCGTTTATATCGGTCATATTATTACCTCGCGTTTGTGTAGTTCCTTTGTTTAATCAAATAACCTGAGTCGCCGCTCGGGTTATTTTTTTATTTCAGGCCAGAGGGTCATTTTCTTTTAATTTCGCTTCAAGCAGCTGCAATCCCCGCTGGAAATTACGCTCGTATTCTTCATCAGGTTCATCGTCAGCGACCGGTTGCTGAACGATCACCGTATTACCCACAGGGCGGTATATATTTTCCAGCCACGGCTCCTGTGGCTTGTGCTCCAGCACGTTGACAATCTCATCCTCGGCATCACGGATTTTTTCCTCTGCGCGTTTACGCATGCCTTTAAGGCGCTGCTGCTGTTTGTGGTATTCCGCGCTGATCGGGAAGGCTTCGCGTTTATTGCCGTCCCATACCGCCTCGCAAATCACGCTGCCATCCAGGCGACGTACGGTAATTCGTTCGGCATCATGAATGTCATAGCTGATAAGCACCTTACGACCATGCTCGTCACGCAGCTCGGGCGCGTAGTAAATATTATTCAGCCAGCGTATTTCACAGCGTCTTACAGGGCGTTCCACCATCGGCCGGAACATATCCCGCAGCTCAACATCGGACAGCCATTCAATTTCCGTGTCCTCTTCCGCCAGGCGTTTTTTTCTGAACTCCGCCGGGCTGTAATGCTTGCCGTTCGGCTTCACCGGTAATTCATCGTGCGGCCGGTTGTTGTACCACTCAACACCGTCACGAATGGCATCAATCAGTTCAGACCAGGACGGTAAATCACGCATCGCTGACTGCTGCCGGGCGTTCAGCCGTTTGCCCTGTTGCAGGGCAGTAAATGCCGAGCGTAAATCGCGGTTGGTTTTGCGTAACGTCTCGCGATCTGCACCTTTCCCGAAATAGGTGCGGTATTTACGGGCTATGCGCATCGGTAATGTGCGGTTAAGCCGTTCGATAATGCCTCGTCCCTGCGGATTACCGGCAATCCCGGTCGGGTGATTAATCCCCAGTCGCGGCAGTATCCCCACAACCTCCTTATCCAGGATGTCGGCGGTTTCCCCGGAGCCGTTATCCGAGTAATACAGAAACGGTTTGCCGTGATGGCGAATGCCGTGCTGTATGGCACCGGCTACGGCGAAAACATTTTCAGCCAGGTCAAGGCTCCAGCCCACCACAAAGCGCGTGCCACCGTCGATAACAAAGGTCACTTCCGGTGCAAATGGCCGACCGTGAACCGGGTGTGCGCATTTCAGCTTCATGCCGTGACCGTCACCAATCCAGACATAATTCACCGGCATTCTGGACCAGTCGCGGCGCGTGAATCCCTCAAGCTGGCGGTATTCACTGCCGGTCACCCGGCCTTTTTGTTTCACCACTTCCGGCAGTTTCTTCATTGCGCGGCGAATGGTGTCATAAGACGGCATGATATCGAGCATATAAGGCTCATCAGCGTGCCGGTGCTGCCATTCAGCGACAAAATCCTCGTAAGCCTCGGTCATTGGTCGGCCGTTTGACTGGCGATACTGCGCCAGAAATTCGGGCAGCCAGTTAATATCTTCGGCTTTTATTTCCTGGCGCTTACCAGGTGCCAGCAAAAGCAGGCGTTCAGCGGCGTTCTGCGCCTTGTTAAAGGCTGCAATCCAGCGTTTCAGCGTGATTTCACTCAACGCACGGCTGTTTCCCTTTTTGGCGTTCGCCGTCTCAACCATTGCCACAATGCGCTCGTCCAGTTGCGAACGTGCCAGGTTGTCAACGATAAACCGGATAGCCTTCGCACAGCTGAAACCAGGTTGTTGCGCGACTTTCAGAACTTCGCTGACGATCGCGATTCGTGCATCAGCCACCTGGCGCTGGTTTTCAGTCAGGGCATTGAGGCGTTCGAGCATCAGTTGTGGTGATCCGCGATATGCCTCCACCGCATCAACCACGGCAGATGAGCGTCTGGCCTTTGTCACCACCGGAGCCGGTGATTCATCAGCTTTTTGCGTCATCAGTTGAAGGGCATAACGTTCACGCAATACTTGTTGCGCGCCAGAAGGCAAACAATCGATATTAAATTCGATTGCTTTTGTCCCCTTACGTTTGCGTAACATGGCTGCATTTCCCGCAGCTGCTTTTGTGAGTCGATGGCGAATGTTATGTTCCATCATTGGTAAATCAGGAAGACCAACACATTCTTTTGCTGTTACCCACATACATCCCCCATCAAGCCACTTCTCTGGCGTCCACCTGGTATCTGCTGGGCCAGATTACAGCAGGTTCAACCCCTATTTTTTCGGCGATGGCGGCTTCGTATTTACGGCACTGGCGGTAAAACACATTGCGCATTGATCCGCTTTTTAATCCTAACTCCCTTTCCAGTTCAGGGAGGTCTGTGCCTTTGTTTTCAAGGGCTGCATATACCGCTTTAGCAGACCAGTCACACCCCTCTCGAACAAACAAATTATTCGATGCTTGTCTGGATACCCTCATTGTGTGATCCTCTCATGTTTACCTGAACCGATAATCAAAACCGGTTATCGATTTAGGTAAATCATAATCGCAAAATAATTCGATATCAACAGTTTTTTGCGAGCATATCGAAATTAAATGCGATGCCGATAATTTCTTTGTTTTATAGGGGGTTATATGGATAAGGCAGAAAAAACCGTATCCAGTGCGGAACGGTTTATTGATATGGAAGGAATAAACCGATTTTCAGAACGCTTAGCTATGGCTATGGGAAACATGACAAACGTCGAACTGGCGACCCTTTGTGGACTATCTGAAGCCACAGTAAGAAATTACAGGAAGGGGAAAAACTTCCCTCCTTTGGATAAACTGGCCTTAATAGCTAAAGCCTGTAATTGTTCACTCGAATGGTTGGCCACAGGCAAGAACGAAGATGAATGCGGAAAAATCGAAAAAAATTGCGATTCGGGTTCGGGTATTGATCAGGCGCTTAGCTCTCTAAGCCCCCAAGAGAAGCAATTAATCCTTACATTCATCAGGCGAGAAGGTACTAACAACCTTGTCAGGCTGGCAGCAATGAATACATCTACAATCAGCCAGGATGCGGTAGAAAGCATCATTGATGCCTTGCCATTACGTCCCGTACTAAAAAATGCAATAAAGATAGGAATGGCGGGAAGTGAAGAAACAGACAAAGAGATTTTGCGCGTTATTGAGAAGTACAACTCGAGCAATAACGCCACCCAGGAATCAGGGGCAGTGACAGTAAAGAAAAATGTTGTTGGTTAAGCGCCATCGCTATCATGAGGTGGTGCTGTAAATACATATAGAGATCATATGACTCATCCCAAGATAATCACGCTATTGAATAGTAATTCATGATGATTATCATACTGATTATAGTTAGATCGATTATGTGAGCATTTTGGCAGTTTGAAGATGTTTTGAAGAAGATTTTAAGGGTAAATTAGCAGTATCAAATGTGTCGCCGTTTTTTGATCTTTTGACTATTTGTTGAGCAGTCGGTATCAAAAAGAGTTTTCCGTCCGAAGTATACATCACCTGTTTTATTTCAGCATCTTACAGGTGATTTCACCTCCTTTCACTAAAACCCTTGTCGGTATCAAATGATTCACCTGGTTACATCCGTCCGGAGGCACTGCGTCGTTTTGAACTGATGGTGGAAGAGGTGGCGCGTCACGCAGAGGAGGCGAAGAAGAATGCCGGAGAAGCAGAGACGTCCGCGAGGAATGCCGGCATATCAGTCAGTCAGGCGGAAGCGAGCGCGGCAAATGCTGACACTTCAGCAGGGGAGGCATCGGAGTCAGCCCGGCAGGCGGCAGAAAGTGCAGCCTCAGCAAAGAAGTCAGAGGATGCGTCCTCGTCCTCGGCTTCTGCGGCCGCTCAAAAAGCCAGTGAGTCATCACAAAGTGCAGCAGAAGCTGAATTGTCAAGAAAGACGGCAGAAAGTGCAGCCGGTAATGCAG